TGGAACACGTTCAAAACGTCTCTGAGCAACACAACTCAGGCAGTGACAGACCTTCTTGAGAAGATGGGTCTTCTGAGCAACGCCACTAAGGGTGTTAACTTCGACTCAGCGTTCATCTCTGGCCTTGATAAGTTGGCAACCATCTTGAATGCACTATCTAGTGCTATGGATGCTATCACCAAGCTTACAAATGGTGACTTCAAAGGGCTAGGACAGTCGCTAGTTGACATGAAGAACCAACTGGAATCTTACGCAACTAAGAACATCACTGACTTCGCTGAGGGCACAATTAGAGGTGCAGCTGCTGCAATGATTGCTGCCAGACCTGCTGAACAGATGCCTAATCAAGCCTCTGGTACAATCGACAGAGTGTCCAAGACTACCGACGAAGCTCTAGCTCGTCAAGCAATGACCTTTGAGATCACTATCCCAATCGAAGTGTCCGGTATGTTGAATGCTGGTGACCTGACAACAACAATCCAAGAACCGCTCAAAGCTGCTGTTGACGATATGTTCAGACAAGCACTTGGTGCGGCAAGAGCACAACAAGCGGAGAGACAATAATGGCAATCGTCGTTCGAAGAAAGAATGGTGACCTGCTCTGGTTTGACGCTGTCACAAAGTATGGAGTTTCCTACTCGTCTACAATCACGAAACATCCCATCGCTACTGGTGGGTTTGTTTCTGACCATACGACAAAGGACAACGTTGTAATCCAAATCAACGCTGTCCTGTCTGACGCTGACTTCAATATCAATAGGCCGACCTCTCTTGGAAGTCTGCCTAACTTTGATCTTGGTAGTGTCAGCACTGACGAGAATGGCCTGTACAAGCCTCAACAGAAGCAGTACACAAACAGTCAACAAACCGTGAATCCTGTACAAATCTCTCAAGCAGGTGGCTTGAATAGGCTGTTGCCAGAGGTTATCGCACAGTTCACAAAAGACACAATCCCAACTGCTGTCTTCGATGAAAGAACAAAGGCAAAGTTTGCCTTGTCTGTCAAGAGGGACTTGATCAAAATGTGGGATGATCGAGAAGAGTTTCAAGTTCTCGATATGCTCGACAACTTCGTAATCGAGAGTTTCGGTCCTTGCATCCTCAAAGACCTAAGCTTCAATGAAGACGAAACAACTGGTAGCGGCATCTGGCCTACGATGACAATCGAACAGGTGACTTACACCAACTTGCAGGAAGTCTCTATCAAGATCAAAACATCTAACAAGGGCCGCAAGAGTGGTGAGATTACAACCAAAGCGGCTGAAACTCCACCAGACAACGCACCCAGAACATTCACAAATCAGTCCAGCAACTCTGCACTGAAAGGGAGGTAATAGTGGCTAGTACCGTTTACATCAAACTTCCCCTGTACAGTGACTTGAAGTACCGCTACGGCCTCTCCCTTCAAGGTCAGGCTTGGCAGTTTACATTCTACTGGAACTCTAGGTGTGCTCAGTGGCACATGGACTTGAGATATGAAGACCAGACTCCAGTTCTCTTGGGTCAGGCTCTTGTGCCTCAGTATCCTATGTTCATCGACTACACACTTGAAGACCAAGGACTAACAGGATACTTCCTGCTGCTTCCAGTCAACTCTACAATCTCAAACAAAATCACAGAAGGCTCCAGCGTAATGCCAGAGTTCTTCGAACTTTTCTACGTCTACAATACGGAGTAACCAACATGCAACAGAAGGATAGAGTGTTCTCCCTGAGAGTGGGAGACTACAAGACAGGTAATGGCCTGTTGATTGAGAATCCCAGAATCATCGATGGCAATGAAGTAGAGAATCCTTGGCAGATCACTTTCGAGGTTTCCAAGTCTTCCGATAACAAAAGAAACAATGGTAACTCTGCTGCTATCGAGATTTACAACCTATCCGACGATCAGATTCGACTTCTAGATAGCGAGTATCTGGAAGTTGAGTTCGCTGTTGGTTACAAAGAATCTGGTGCCCACACCCTTGTTCTGGGTAACGTGACTGAGTCCTCCACAATCAAAAGTGGTAATGACTTCGTTACTCAGCTTAGAATTGGTGAAGGGTACACTGCCCTCAACCAAAGACAACTAGCAACCATGGTCAGCCCCGGTAAGACAATTGGTGACGTGCTCGAAGAGATTCGTAAAGAGATGCCCGGTGTAGCCCGTGGCTCTTACACAGGAACCAACTTGAACAACCCTGTACTGTTCGGCTGGCGTCTTAAAGGCAGCCCTCGTGAGATGCTGATGAAGCTCTGTGAGGCCAATAACCTTGAGTACAATATCAACGCTGGTGTTTTGAACATCTCTGCTGAGAACGGATTGCTGAGTAAGAACACACAACTAGCTCCAGTTCTCAATGCAGCAACTGGTTTGATTGACATGCCTTTCCACACTTCTGAGACAGGACGTAAGCCAAAGAAAGACAAGAAGCGCCGTCGTGGTGTGCAGTTCAAAGCTTTGCTTAACACTGACATTGTTCCGGGCCACATCGTGAAGCTTGAGTCCAAATGGATCACAGGATACTACAGGGTCAACACCGCAAGGTTCTCTGGTGGTTTCCGTGACAACGATTGGTATGTTGAATGCTTCTGTTCAGAAGTGCAAGCGGAGGACCTAGTATGATTTTTGAAGATTTCATGGATGTTGTCAGAACTCAGTTCAAGATTGATATGGCTGACATTCACACAGCAATCCCTTGCAAGGTGGTTAGCGTTTACTCGAATGGGGAAACTCAGAAGGTTGACGTACTACCCTGCATCGACAACTTGCTTAAAGATGGCACTGGTGAGCCGGGTATGCAAATCCTTGGTGTCCCTGTCATCTTCCCCGGAAGCCGAGAAACACTAATCAGCTTCCCAATCAACGTGGACGATACAGTGTTGTGCATCTTTGCTCAGCGCTCTATGGACAACTTCAAGATTGGTAACGGACAGCCAACCACGGCCAATGACTACAGAAAGTTTTCTGACCAAGACGCTGTAGCTATTCCCGGCCTGTTCCCATTCTCCAAGAGTATCAACCGTCCAGCGGTTCGTAAGTTTCCACATGAACCCGGACGTGATTTGTGTATCGCACACAACATCGCCTCTGGGACTGAGGTCAACATCCTGCTCAAGCAGTCTGGAGAGTTGATTATCAACACAGAACAAGCAGTGACGGTAAACTGTAAGACTGGTGTGATCAACGCCACTGAGTCCTACACAATCAACGCACCTACTTTGAATATCAATGCTGGCACAACCAACTGGACTGGCAACATCATTCACAAAGGTAACTACAGCATCACTGGTCAAGCAAGATTCAACGGTCGTCTGTTCGATACTCACACTCACGGTGGAGTTACAGCAGGTAACGGAACATCTGGCCCAGTCAACGGAGTTTAATATGGACTTGCTAGTAGACAGACTCACAGGTGACCTCGTTTTCACGAACGGGGCTTGCCCTGTCACACAAATTCTGGGTGACATTGTTGCCCAGAGACTCAAAATCAAACTTTACACATTCTATGGAGAGTGGTTCCTAGACGAGACAACTGGTGTCCCTTACATCCAACAAATCTTCAACAAGGTTAGAAGCAAGGCAACCATCGACCTGATCTTCCAAGGGATTATCTCTGAGGACCCAGACGTGATCGAAATCCTAACATTCGAGTCTGAGGTTACAAACTCAAGAGGCTACACACTCACTTTCCAAGTAAGGGTATCTGACAACACAGCGTCCCTTCCAACTACAGTAACTATCGGAGGTTAATCATGGCTGGAGTTTCCCGTCAAGGACTAGAAATCAAAACGTTGGACGATGTTCTAACAAACTACAGAGAAACCGCAGCATCGGTCTTTGCCGACTTGGTTCCAGCAGGTGACGTTGTGGACGTTAGTAAGGACTCTGCCCTTGGACGTCTTATTGGTGTTATTGCCCCAGCCGAGGCTGACGTGTGGGAAGCCCTACAGCAGGTGTGGGACAGCTTTAGCTCCACTTCCGCTATCGGTGTGGCTCTGGACAACGTGATCGCTCTGAGCGGCATTACAAGGCTTCCAGCACAACCCACTCGTGCACAGGTTATCCTTGAGGCTGACTTGAACACAATCATTAGCTCTCCCGCTGGTAAAGCTTACAGCTCCTCTACTCAGAGGGTGTACAGCATCCTGAATCCTGTCACTATGAATTTGAAGCAGGCTTCTGGTATCGGAGTTTACCCAATCACGGTTGCTAATAGCACAGACTACAAGTTCAGCTACAGCACTGACGGTGTGAATTTTATCGACACAGTCTACACTTCTGGTGCTTCTGGAACAACTGCACAGACAATCATGAACGGATTGCAAAATAAAATCAACTCCACACTGTCTGGGACCTTTACAACTTCGCAATCTAATGGTAGACTATATATTACAAGGGTTGACCCTTTCCAAATTTCTGACTTCTCCACCAGCATCAACCTTCGAGTTCAGAAGGTGAAGAAGCTGGGTATCGCTGTTGATGACGTTGTTGGCGCCTTCCCTCAAGAGGCTTTGGCAATCGACACAATCTCTGTACCTATTCCGGGTTGGGATTCTATCTCTAACCCTGTAGCTGCGGTCACAGGAAGATTGAGTGAGACTGACGAAGAACTCCGTGAACGTTTCCGTAACAGTAAGTTCTACCAATCTCAGAACATCATTGAAGGTATTCTGGACGCCCTACGAAATGTAGCTGGCGTTACAGACGCTATCATCTACGAGAACGATACGAACGCAACAGACATTAACGGGGTCCCGGCACACAGCTTCATGCCAATCGTGCTTGGTGGTCTGCCATCTGACGTTGCCTTGGCAATCTGGAACAACAAGCCAACTGGTATTCCTTCGGTGGGTAACACCACTGTTCAGATTCCAGACAGCCAAGGGTTCCTGCACAAAATCTCGTACAGACAACCTACCAAAGTTCCTGTGTACATCGATATCAGCATTAGTGACCTAGGCTCCATGCCGGGTGATGCTGGTGCACAGATCAAGCAGAAGCTTGTAGACTACGGGCTTGCTAACCAGTTTATCGGTGATGACGTTATCTACTCTCGTCTATACACACCAATCAACTCTATCTCTGGGTTCTCTGTGAACTCCATGAAGATCGGAGTTCCACCAAACGCAAAAGGGACCAGCAATATCAGTATTAACTTTGACCAAGTTGCTGTTATCTCTGCTGAAAATATCACAGTAACACCTGTCTAACGGAGGCTGAATGGCTACTCAAGTAAATCCGTTTGTCGAGGAGCAGTATCTGGATGTGGCACGTTCGCGTGTCACTGAGCAGTTTAAGAGCAAGGTTGTCTTTGACAAATACTTGAAGCTTCTACTATCTGGAAAGATCGAGTTGCAGAAAGTTATCAAAGACACCATGCAACTGCGATCCATCGATACTGCCATGGGCAAACAACTAGATACAATCGGCGGCATTGTTGGACGTGAGCGTGGACTGGTAACTTCTGATATCTTCTACTACTTCGGATTTGAAGGGGCGCCACAGGCTGAATCCTTCTCCTCCACTACGGACCCAACTGTTGGTGGTCAGTGGTACTCTATCGACGCTCCTCTGTCTGTCAGCCGTGAGCCTTCTGATGAAGAGTATCGACTGATCCTCAAAGCCAAGATCGTAAAGAACAAAACACTGGCACGCCCAGAGGATGTTATCGATGCCTACAAGTTCCTGTTTGGTGCCTCTCAAGTAACTGTTGAGGAGATTGCACCTGCCGAGGTTCGTATTGGTATCGGTAAGATTCTAGACAACGTTGAACGTGGACTTCTGTTTGACCTTGGTGGTGCTGGACAACTTCTTCCCAAGCCTGTTGGCGTGAGCTACGTTTACTCGGAGTTCCAAGCAGGTAGGGTATTCGCTACAGATGGGTTTCCCGGTGCTGTCGGTACTGGTGACCTCAATGACCCAACACAGGGTGGATTCCTCTCGAATCTAATCACATAACTTAAAAGGAACCAACATGGACTTGATTAAATATGACATGACAGATATTTGGGCTGTTGCTGGAGACGTTATCGCTCCCGACAGTACCAAGATTCGTCAAGGTTGGGGTGTCGAAGTTGTTCCCCGTCAATGGTGGAACTGGTTTGAAAACCGCCAAGATACCAACATTGCCTACATGCTTCAAAAAGGTATCCCAGAGTGGGACGCCACAACTGAGTACATTGCTAACAAGTCCTACGTCCAGCGTAACGGAGTTGTTTACAAGGCTACTGCTACAAGCACAAACAACGACCCTGTAAACCTGACAGCTTGGGTCAGAGCTTTCGCAACCTACACTACTTCGGCAAACGCCCTTGGTGGTACAACTGCTGCCGCTGACCGTCTACCGTACTTCACAAGCGCTACAGCGGCCTCTACAACTACATTGACAGCTTGGGCACGTACTCTTCTGGACGACGCTGATGCGGCCTCTGGACGAGCTACCCTGAACGCGCAGATCGCTCACCAGAACCTGACTGGCCTGTCTGGTGTTGCGGCCTCTGTAAACGGTGTTCCATACTTCACAGCTACCACAGGTGCTATGGGTATTGCAACTCTTACAGCCTTTGGTCGCACCTTGTTTGGCGCCGCAGACGCAGACGCAGCCCGCGTGGCTCTGCAAATGAGAGCTGGTGCAATTTATGATGTGACCCTAAACCAAATGGACACCACGCCATCCTCTGATGGTAGATTGAAACTCATGAGAGTTGGTGACTTTGGTGTTGGTACTACATCCGCACCACAGATCACTAACGCCGATACGCTAACAGTCAGTGGTATCTACCACTTGAATACTGGTGTAGCTGCCCCAGTCGGTTACCCAGCTGATGCAGGTGGTAGCAATGGTATGTTGTTCCACCAAGCGTGGGGATCGGATGCCGCTGCTAGTCAGACTTTCATCACAACTGCACTAGGTCAGGGTAGAGTCTTCGTCAGAAGCAAGACCTCTGGTGTTTGGCAGGCTTGGAAGGAAGTCTGGACAACAACTAACCTAGTAAAAACCAGCAACAACCAAGACAGTACACCCGGCTCCATGCTAAAAGTTGGTGACTTTGGTTTCGGTAAAGACTCCGTTACGATCACAGACCCTGACACAGTTTACCGTGGAAGTGGATTCTATGATGTTGCCAGCTCTTCTACATGGGCCAAGCGTCCTGTTGCTGGTTGGACAAGAATCTTCCACCAAAGCCATGCTAATACAGCAGGCTACGCAACTCAGATTGCAACTGGTGACTTTACTGGAACATACCCAAGACTCTTTACAAGAATCTGTAACAGCGGTACATGGACCAACTGGTTTGAACTTTACACAACAGCAAACTCCCAAGGTCTTGTTGACCAAGTTGCCGCTGGTATCCAGACTAAGCTTGATGCTAAGCTGAACAAAGCTGGCGACACAATGACAGGTAAGCTGCTTACAAACGCAGGTATTGAGTCTAAAGATGAAATCACTGTCCGTGGCACAACCACTGACTCTCCGGGTGTGACAATCATCAACAATGCTTGGGAAGTTCATACTGACGTCTACGGAGACACTTGGAGATTCTTCTCCAACCGTGTAAACAACAGCACAGGCTACGATGTTATGGGCTTCAATATGGCCAGCCAATCTGCACAAGTTTGGGGTAACAACATCTGGCACTCTGGTAACTTTACTCCGGGCAACTACGCTACAATCGACTATGCAAATAACATTGCAAACTCGACAGCGAACAACGTAGCCAACAGTATTGTTCAAAACTACGCATACTCTAAGACTCAGTCTGACCAGAAGTATTATGTCAACGGGGCTGGAAGTCTGGTAGTTAACAACGGACAGATCCCTACCATCGCTGCTGCGACTTCTGACTATGCTGCTCAAAGTCTGCGTATCGGAAACAACGGAAACAATGCAGCCTCGTCTGTAATGTCTTTCCTTCGTGATGGTAGCTTCGGTTGCTTCTTTGGTCTGAACACTGACAACAACCTTGCATGGGGTGGGTGGTCGCACGGTAACGTGGCTTACAAGATTTACAGTGAGCGTGACTTCAACATTGCCAACTACTCCACCAATAACCAGAATAACGCATACTTCCTAGCTCAGGGCCAGTTCACCTCGTTCTACACGAACATGGCTGTCAACACTGGTGCAGAAGAGACAGGTTGCTACGCAGCGCTCCAGAACATCTCTGGAGGTACGCATGGCCTGAACACTATTGCCAGTGGTAACGTACTCCGTCGTGGTGGTACTAATGGTGCCACAACTGAAACTGTTCCGGGTAACTGGAGATGCATGGGTCTTGTTCAGAACGGTGTTATTGGTCTTTACAAGCGTTACAACTAACAGGAGAATGAAATGAGTGAAGATGTAAAAATTGAAGTGACTGAATTCCCTGTTGAACCAACCTTGGAAGAGCTTGCGAAGCAAGCCTCTTCTGGGGCTGTTGAATACAAATTCCAGAACTTCTACAAAGAAGAGGATGGTGCTGTTGAGTGTGAAGTGTACGATGAAGAACTAAAGCAGTGGCTACCATACCACGCAGTTCTAGGAGACAACGCACCTATTGCCAAAGCCATTTTCGCCTATATGAAGGCCAACAAGATTTACAAATCCAAGCTTGAGCCTAGCCCAAGAATTGAAGATAGAGCAAAATCTGTTGAACGTGTCTGGCGTGACGAAGAGTTGTCCAAAGCAGACGTGATCATCAACAAGATTGAAGACTTCGAAATCGAAGGTGACTCCAAGCCATGGCGTCAGTACCGCGTTGCACTTCGCAAGTGGCCTGACTCTCCAGACTTCCCAAGCGTTAAGAGCCGTCCAACTGCTCCTAAGCTAGACTAACAACTGAGGAAACACAATGGCTAATATTACAAAACCTGCCGGCCTAAGTAACATCTGGGCTGACACAGGTACAAAGGTTGATCCGGGTGACGCTAAAGTCAGTATCGGATGGGTAGTCCAACTACCAAAGTACGAACACCAAAACTGGATTGACAACCGTCAAGATAGAGCCATTGCTCACTTTAGTCAGCATGGTATCCCAGAGTGGGACAACGCGACTGAATACCAAGGACAACTCAGCTACACCCAAGGTAGCAACGGTATTATCTACAAGTGCCTACAGACCAACACAAATAAGGACCCTTCCAACTCCTTGAACTCTGCTTACTGGCAGATTGCATTCGAGTCCTACGGCTCTGTGAAAGTTGTCTCTGATGCTTTGGCTGCACACATCCTGAACTACCAGACTCTGGCGGGTGTTGGCAACGTTGCTGCGGCTCGTGTAAACTTGTCTGTATATTCCAGAGCCGAGTCTGACGCACGATTTGCTAGTTTGAACGGAAGTGCCTCTCAGGTGTTCTCTGTTGCGGAGGCTACTCAGCCACAACATGCCGTTCGATTGAGCCAAGTGGCTGCTATCATCGTGGCGGCTACTGAATCTACAGCCGGTGTGATCAAGATTGCAACCACAGGAGCTGTCGAGACTGGCAGTGATAACACCACAGCACTGACCCCTCTCAAGGCGTCTAACGTCTACCTCAAGAAGAGCGGCAACCTAGCAGGGCTTACAAACGTCGCTACGGCACGTTCTAACCTTGGCCTTGGTACTATGGCTACCCAGAACGTAGGATCGTTCCTACAGACTGGTAACAACCTTGCTGACGTACCTGACAAAGCTGCCGCACGTGCTAACCTTGGTATCACGCCAGCTGCTGTCGTTCCAGATGGCTACTACCTGAAAACGGGTAACAACCTAGGAGACGTTCCAGACAAGGCAGCTGCCAGAGCCAACCTTGGTGTGTCTGCCATTGCCACCTACGATCCAAGCATCTTCATGTACAGGGCCAACAACCTGTTCGATGTGGCGAACCCTGCACAAGCTCGTAATGCTCTAGGGCTTGCGGACTCTGCTGTTTTGGGTTCCGGTACTTGGCTGAGAACTGCCAATAACCTTGGTGACCTGCCAAACAAACAAGCTGCACGTAACAACCTTGAGCTTGGAAACTTGGCAACCATGAATGCTTTCGGGCAGAACGGTGCGAACCTAGACTTCACCAGCAACCAAGCAGACTTTGGATGGATGAACCACCCTAACGGCATCGTAGAGTGCTGGGGTCGAATCAACATTGAAGGTAGCGGAGAAGTGTCGCAGCTATTCCCTAAAGCCTTCCCAAGAGCCTGCTGGAACATTCAACTAACAAACGTTGAGAACTACCCTAACGAAGGAAACACTATCCGTGTTCGTACGTGGGACGCTAACGGGTTCACGGTTTCTATGAGAGGGAATGGTTACACTCAATACTTCTTTAGAGCAATCGGGAACTGATATGATTAGTGAACAAGCCTTTGCAGCGGCTGCTGCCAAGCTCGGAGTGGAGGTGGCCGCTATTAAGGCCATCGCCTCTGTCGAGACAAAAGGGAGTGCATGGATTACTCCGGGTGTTCCACAGATTCTGTACGAACGCCACATTATGGAAAGGCTGCTAAGAGCCAAAGGAATTTCTACAGTGGGCTTGCCATCTGACTTGGTAAATAAAACTCCGGGTGGGTATGGCAAGTTCTCTGAGCAACATGGAAAACTTGACAGGGCAGTTAAGATTGACAGGGACTGTGCTTTGCAGTCTTGCTCTTGGGGTATGTTCCAACTAATGGGATTCAACTTCAAGGAGTGTGGATTCACAAGTGTTCAGTCTTTCGTCAACGCCATGTACAAGAGCGAAGACGCACAACTGGATGCCTTTGTTGGATTCATCAAGAGCAACACAAAACTAAATCAAGCACTCAGAACAAAGGACTGGGCTACAGTTGCTAGGCTTTACAATGGTGCTGATTACAAGATTAACCAATACGATTCGAAGCTTGAGAAAGCATATGTAGCCTCCGTCTGAAAAGAACTTAGGAGGTTCTATGAAAAAGAAAACCAAATCAAGGACGTCCATTATCCTAGGGTTCTTCGTAGTGCTGTTTCTGGCACTCGATCCCTTGATGATGTTGTGGCAGCCAATCATTCCAGCAGGAGCTTATGCTGCTGTGGCTACCGTACTTGCCGTAATTCGGACTGCTTTGAATTACTACATGACAACAACTGCAAGTCAGGAAGAAGACGAGCAGGAGGAAGCCGAGACTGGTGAAGTGACCCCATAACTTAGAGGCTTAGAGCCTAGGAGGTGTATGTAATGACTAAATACATTCTCGGTGTACTTCTTGCTATTATCATTTCCTTGTCCGCGACGACTTGCTCTTACAGAGCAACGTCGTTGAGCCTAGAAAGAGAAGTTGCTACACTGAACAAAGACGTACAAACATGGAAGGATAAAACGCAGGAAGCGATTGACCGTGAAGTGAAGGCTAATACCCGTTGTCTGATCAACCAGCAGACCGTGGAGAAGGTGACAGAGGAGAATGAAGCTCTGGAGGAATCCAAGAACATCACTCTTCGTGAACTCGCCAAACAGCCACACGACAAGCTACTGGAGACAATCATAGATGCTAATCAGAAGACTACGACTGTACCTGATGACGCTCGTCTTTCTGCTGATATCATGCGGATGCTCAACGCTGCATACTGTGCAGGAGCAAAAGACGATCCTACTTGCACCGCCGCCAGCCCTGCTAAAACAGTGCACACCGGTAAGAGTGGAAAACAGTAAAGTAAAAACACTGGTGGCTGCCAATATTGCCAACACCACCGAAATCTATAAATGCAACAACCGCTTGAAGTCCATTGGAGAATGGTATGAGAAACAAGCGGAGCTTTTGAAGGAGACTAATTAATTATGCAGAATGTACTAAGTTGGATAGCGGGGGCTGTTCTGACAGTCATGATGGCGGTAGTTGGTTTCCAACAAACCCAAATCTCTCAGAATGAAAATAGAATCTATACCTTGCAAAAGGATAGTGTATCTGAGGCTAAACTAAAAGACATGGAAGATCGACTTAACACCAACTGGAATAACAGAATCGAAGGTGTTAGATTGGAGATTGCACTTACCAACAAATACCTAGAACGGATTCTGGAGGACAGTAGAGGGAAAAGATAACACCCGACCGGAGGCTGTATGACAAGAGAACGAAACAACTACCCGCTGTTGTCAGCAGTAGCAGCTTTGTTTATCTGTCTTCTTGTCTGTATCGGTCTTATTGCAAGTGGGTCTATTACTAAGAACAACTTCAACGACCAACTGTCTGTATATGAACAGAACTACCGAATGGATATTTCTAGGCTTGATAGGACTTATGAGCTTAAACTTGGCCGCTTGGAAGAGCAGATGAACTCCAACGAGTTCGTGAGTAGAAAAAGGATACAACTACTTGAAGATGATATCAGCAGAAACAAAATGGATATTCAATTACTCAACGAAAAGCTGAAAGCCCGCCACCAGTGATGGAGCGGGCTTTTTGTTGCCTGTTAGGTTTTCCAGCGTGACACATTGTTCTTGCTCAGGCAAACAGGGCAGACTATCCGGTAGTATGTATCACCACCTCCTCCGTAGTCACGAATGTACTCCTCCGTAACATCGTGGTATCCATACTCAAGAACACTCCCACACTTGCCGCAAGTGCATCGCTTGGCTGCTGCCTGTTCTATAACCTTAACCATGTTAAGCCTCCTTGAGCAAGTATGCGTTACTGATAACTTTGAACGAGAAGTCACGAGTGGTGCTCTTGTAGACGAAGCCCTCACGAAACTTACCCTTCAATCCGCTAGGACCGTCAGCACGAACCAGAGCCTCAGCTACAGTGGCAGCTTGAAGCGGGCCAATATGGTTGATTGGTGTGTGCATAACACCTTGTGCAACACAAAACTTGATTCGTTCGTCAGGCAGCATGTAACGCTGTTCATCGATCAAGTACACATCGTAGCAGTAGAATTCGTTCTCAGAAACACCCTCGAAGTTGTTCTGAATCGAAGGTCCAACCATCTCACCTTGGATAGCCAAGTTCCGACCATCATCCTTGATTGCCTCGATCAAACCAGCCTTCACTGCCATCTGAGTAAAGGCATTATCGTCTGCCTTCAAAACTCGATTCCAGCTGCGATGGAGCAGAGGACGCTTCTGAGAGAGCCAGTCTTTCAGTGTCTCAATCAGGGTGCGCTTCTCTTCAACAACCCGGAAGCCAACGTTTCGAGATGCAACACCCGCCACGCCGTCTTTCACAAATGCGGTCAGAGAACTGCCGTCTAGCTTGAAAGTCTCTTCGAACTCTTCACCATCGGCAACTGCTTTCAGGTACATCGCAGTGATGTTCTGTACACGAGTCTGGTCAGTCTTAGGCACGAACTTAGGGAAGCCCAGAGCGGTCTTACCAGACTTGACGCCCATACCGCCAGTGTTATTCATGCTGGCCTCTTCGGCCTTCTCGTACTTGATGACACCCAGAGCCTTGGTCACATCGTCGCCTACCTTAGCTTTCAGGCCAGTCTCAGACAGAGGCACACAGAAACCCTGCGAAAGCTGTTTACGCAGCTTCATGGTCTTGATGCGTGCATGAGTACGGCCATCTACAACGTGCAGCAGCTTGCTCGAAAGGCCACCCAACGAGTTGAAGTAGGGGCGCTCAGTGTCCAGCAAAGAGTCAACCTCAAAGTAGACGGCAGGGGTAACGCCGGGCTCATACAAACCCTTCTGCACGACTACCTGCCAGCCACCGATGATAGCCAACTCGATTCGGTCAGCGCCTTCAATAGGCAGCAGTTGGTCAATCAGTACAACACGTGCTAGGCTACGATCACTCATTTCAGTTCCTCCAGAATTGCTTTAGCGATTGCAATCGCTTGTTCCTTGCTAAAGTGGGTGTGCTCTGTAAGCTTCCCGGTACTGTCAGTGGTATCCAAGCACATGGCGTACTGACCGAGTTCTACCTTGTTATTTAGGGTCAGGGCCACAGTGATCCCGTAGCCGCCGTCGAATTCCACAATTTTGTCACCGTCAATAAGCATCTTGTTTCTCCTTGTTGGTTGATGTGGCCCAGTCTACAGGATTTCAGAAGTCGGTCAACCCCTTGACAAAAATAATTTCGATGCTACTATCCCTCACGTCACAGGAAGATATGTCGGGCGAAAGCCTCCCTCACCACCCTGTGTGTCACGCCCAAGAAGAGGTAAGCTGCTAGGGGCAACTGAGGTTGAATGTGGGAACAGTGCAGCGTGACCCGGAAGGGGAAGGACCACAATCTATAGCAGCCCATGCTGCCGACTTGCGATCTGAATTTTGGATAGCGATTGAGATAAACCTGTAGGCACGTCGAGGCTGATTATTCAGTATGGCGAGCCTTGGGGTTGGTTTATCTCGACAATACGAAACTGATTTTGGATAGGAGCATAATATGTGCCAAGTTGTGAACATCAGGAAAATTGATAGGACAGACCCTGACGTGGTGTACATCGGTCGTGGCAGCATCTGGGGTAACCCATTCAGCCATAAAGAAGGCACCAAGGCTATCTACAGGGTAGAGACAGTAGCGATGGCTATTGAGTGCTATAGACAGAACCTATGGGCCAGAATACAAAGAGGGGAGGTGACAAAAGAGATGCTGAAAGAGCTTGACGGAAAACGTCTAGCTTGCTATTGTGCTCCCAATCCCTGTCATGGGAACATCATCAAACGAGCGGTCCAGTGGGCCAAGGAGCAATCATGAAAAGAATTCTACTTGGTACGTTTTTGTGTGTTGCGATCACGGGCTGTGAGCTTCCAGAGCAAGGGTTGTCTTACACTGAGGTTGCACAACGGCACTTCGTATGTGAACAAGCCGGTGGTCGTCAAGTTTTCACAATGGGAGGGAAAAACTCTAAACTGGCTGTATCAAGTCGCTGCTTAATAAAGGACATTGAATACCGTTTCTACTACCAAAAGTATAAGAACGGACCCCAGCTATGACAGAATGGGTAAACAACTGGCCTAAGTACAAGGAAGAGCGTACCAGAATGAGGGAGACTCGGGACTGCACAGTGGTAAGCTTCTGTGAAGTCTGGGGCGCCCCTTACGCAGCTGCTCATAGACACATGAAGAATCAGTTTGGTCGCAGGAACCGTAAAGGCGCTGAGACGGAGTTGTGTCGTGATGCTATAGCACGATGCCCTAAGACCAGAATGGCCAAGAGGGAATGGGACAAGAAGGAGCGTCCCACTCTCAAGAAGTTCTGCGAGATGCACAAGGAGGGTCGTTACTGGGTCTTTGTTCATGGACACGCTCTTGCCGTGATAGATGGGGTCGTGCATGATCATACTCATGGTCCACGACGAAAAGTCAAATTTGCTTTTAGGGTGTATGTATGAATGTGATTGGTACTGTGGTATGCTTTGTTCTTGGATTTGTTCTGATTCTGGACGCCCTACTTAATCTCGCGGGTTGTGGTGATCGTTTTGGAAAGGAGCACAGGACTGGTAATTTCATCGAGATTGGTATAGGATGCTTCCTCATTTTTTCGAGCTTCTACTTCAAATGAAATTCACCATCGCCTTAGTTTTGTTTGCCGCTGCCATGTTTGGCTCTATGTTTGTTGTGAGGGCCAATCACTTTGATGACCAGAAGATGGCTTGCGTTAGAGCTGCTGGACGTGGTACAGTGTTGCTTGGTTCGGCGGGAATGCCGATTGGTTATGAGTGTATGCGTATGCACCTCGTTCTGAAATATAGAAATGGAGAGTACAGATGAATAATGAACTGATGGCTGCATTCAAAGCACTTCGAGTCTCTGAGCGTACCTCTGTCTTGCAAGAGTTGGGCTACAATATGTCACCAGCTGTGCACGAGACAGGCAGTGAGTTCGCCTTGCGTGTCTTGCGTCAAGTGTCGAGTGATGGTATCGTACGTGAACTGGAGGCCGCTATGCGGCGATTTCAATGAACCACGGTGGTATGATAGACCCGTGGGCACGTACAGACTTCTTGTTTCGAGAGCCAAAGGTTGTTGCCTTCGATTTCGACGAGACGATCAGCGATAATGAGCCAGCTTGGCTAAAGGTGATGCTTCTGCTTGAGAAGCAGGGTTACCACTGTATCGTGGTGACTTGGAGGAAACCAGACCTATGCCCAGAAGATTTGCAATTTCTGGTTGACAAGGGTTTCAAGGTGTACTACACTTCCGGTCAAGCAAAACAGACATACATGGCGAGCAAGGGTATCAAGGTTGATATCTGGATTGATGACAATCCGTTCTCCATCCTAAACAACGCATACTAGGGGTAAATTATGACCAGCATGTCCAAAACTGTGGGTGACTTCAATGACACCAAGATCGAGTCTGATCTGGAGAACATCTACAAAGAGTTCTTCGGCGATTCAAGCTGGCGTATCCTTCCTGTGGACGCCAAGCCAGAAGACAAGTTTGTTGCTGATATGGTGTTCGACAGCCTTGACAGCAAGATGTTCGTAGGGCATACTGTTGCTCACGGTTACATCTACAACGACTCTCGTGGTATCTTCCGCGATGGTGACCCTGTTCGCACCTCGACTGTGAAGCAGATCATCGAAGTCGATGGTGAGACTTACATCGAGACTCGCAACACGATGTACCGCTTGATCGAACGTCCTAAAACTGTTAAAGTGGAGCTACCAAATGTCTGAGCACAAAGGTATTGAGTATCAGTTCTGCTCTGAATGGGAAAATTGGGATCAGCTTGACACCTTCGCCCTACAGTTCTACAATGCGAAGCTTCTGCCACACATTCAGGCCATTGTTGCTTGGGATGTGGCTGATGTGATGACGGTTGACTGCTCCACTGGCATCGTCAGTTTCTATTTGGCAGATGGCACCACGCAAGATTATCCGTTTACCGCTCAATTAGTGGTTGACAAAAACTGAAAAGCTGTTACACTAGCCAAATCAAATATCAAAGGAGAGTAAGAGAATGACCCAGATTTCTGTGACCCGAGCACTGGCTGAATGCAAGGTCTTGAACGACCGTATCGAGCGAGCTACTCGCCAGAGCGTCTTCGTAACTGTCACTGTTGGTGGCAAGACCACCAATGGTCAGCCTGTTCAAGAAGCAAGCCAGAACATGGTTGCTAACCTCCAACAGGTTAAGGACCTGATCGCTCGTCGTCAGAAGGTCAAGTCGGCCATCATCGTATCCAACTCGCAGACTTCTGTGGTTGTGAACGGCGTAACCATGACCGTGGCTGAGGCCATCGAGCGTAAAGGCTCCATCGACAAAGAGCGAGCGCTGCTGTCTGTTCTGCAACAGCAACTGGGTCAAGCACGAGCTGTCACTGAGCGTAACAACGTTCAGATGCAAGGCCGTATCGACACCATGCTCCAAGCTGCTGTGGGTAAGGAACGCAAAGCAAGTGAAGAGGAGCTGGCAGCAATCAGCAAGCCTTACACTGCTTCGAACATCACTGCCCCTCTGGACCCTAACGGTCTGGAAGCCTTGATCAACAAGATGGACGAGGAAATCAACGGTTTCCTGTTCGAAGTGGATTTCAGCCTGTCTGAGTCCAACTCGAAGACCATGATCGAGGCGTAATAGTTTGCAGGCTGGTGGGTGAGGCGTCGTAACATTTCACGCCGCCACATTGACCGATGGAGCGTAATGCTAAGGTCACAGCCTACATTTCTCATGCTGCGACGAATTGCCTAAATTCACGCAACCCATTCCTTGGGGGTATATCCGAGGAGCCTATTATTGAATGGTATTTCAACTAATCATATATGATCGTTAGGGCTAGCCCGAGGTGGCAGCCCCAACCCATGCAATGACTAAGTTCAGAGTTCAAATAGGAAAGCTGTAAAGGTGAGAGTTGACAAGTTCAAACTTTTAAACCTAGAAAGCACAGAGCTAAAAGCTACTCCAAATCTTGGATAAACGTTGAGACGTATCTGCGTGACGGACGCTGGCAATGCACCGAGCTGTCGTAAGCATGAAACCTGATCTAGCCCTGCCCTAACCGGTGGGGCTTTTTCACATCTGGGGCTTGACAAAGGGTGGGAAGGGTGTAGAATTCACCCTATCAACAACGGAGGAACACAATGTACCAGTTCAACAACCAGCTTGAGGTGGGTCAACTCGCCATGATCATCAACACCAGAAAGCCTGAAAACACGCCACTGATTGGTAAGATCGTCACAGTAGAAATGCTGCCACTCAAAGATGAAAACATCGGACAGTATTTTGAAGGTGGCGGCATCGTTACAGAGGGTTCGCACGACACTGCCGTGATATCTGGGGTGAATACCATCTCGCCGTGCATGACACAAGATGGTACAATGATGAACTCGGGCTTTGCAAGGATCAAAAGGTCGTACCTGATGCCCCTGCCACCTCTGGAAGAAAAAGAAGTCAAGCGAGAAATGGAGCTTACCCAATGATCACAGAAGGTCAAATCCTCAATATGGTTGACGAGCTTGAGCGCCGTGTGCAGGCTCGGGACTCCAGCTACTCTGTACGAGTGCAAGCCCAGATGAACCTCCATGGACCCATCTACATCATCTCCATCGAGAGTGCAAGTGGGCTTGACCAGTACGAGGTGAACTCTGACACCCATGAATGGCTACGGAGAGTGATTCTCAATGACTGAGAAAATCAGAAACCCCTTGGCAGCGGCCAACAGACGTGTTAACCTTCCGAAGGTTGAACGCGACCGGACGAAGTATCGTCGTAAACGAAAGCACAAAAGGAGTGATGAACAATGAAAGTAGGTGATCGTGTTGTGGTGCTTGCAGAAGACTACAAAGATATTACAGGTGTTGTCACAAGGTTGCACACGTCAGGGGCTGTGTCAGTAAGACTCGACAGCCCGACTGAAAAGCTCGAACTTCCGTTCACAGCCCGTGAAATCAAACTGATCGAAGGAGAGTAAAATGGCTAAGCCTCAAGACCTCTTGCCACCAACGCTGAATGGCAACACCATCATGCTGAATTTCATGGACCGTCACACAGTGAACAGCTTTATCACACTGGCCACCTTGGATCAATTTTCCGTCAGGAAGCTTGACAATAACACATTTTTGTTGTCTACTCCTGTGACTGAGGCATTCGAGGAGAAGTACATTGGCATGGTTCATGGTGCACGTGGTCGAGCTAAGAAAGACGATGGTGGCCCCAAAGGCAAACCTCCAACAGGCGGAGGCGATGGTACTCCACCGGGTGGTGGCACACCGGGCACACCAGTGCTTGACACATATATCAGAACGGAGGCACGAGCAGCTTGACAAGTGAAGAACTAGCAGAAAAATATGGTATCGACCTCTACACACACGGGAAGGTAGGTTGTCCTAAGTGTATGGCTGAGGGTGGGGATAAGTCGCAAGACAACCTCATGGTTTACGGAACTGACGATGTAGGGCGCCACAAAGGCGCCCATTGTTTTGGTGGCTGTGGTGGTTTCACCATCCCCTCGGAAGAGTGGTTGGAAGAGAATGGCGTAACAGAAGAAAAGGAGTATGACATAGTGGGTGCTGAGTTTAACGCTGAAATTCACCAGAAGATGAAAGAGGTGACAACCACTGACTCGAAAGGCTATCGCGGGATTCTGCGAGAAACCACAAACGCTTTCGGGGTTCGTCACGAGATTGACACAAAGACTGGATCGGTAGCTGTACAGTGGTATCCTACTACTGGTGAGGCTGAGAACGACCATGGGTTCGAGTTGCTTGGCTACAAGCGACGTGCACACCCTAAAGACTTCCGTGGTGCTCTGGGCGAAACCGGTCGCGAGTGCCAGCTGTTCGGACAGTTTAAGTTCCTGCGTCAACGCGGTAAGTATTGCTTGATTGTTGGTGGTGAGGTTGACCAACTGTCTGCGTTCCAGATGTTGAAAGCATCCAACGATGCCAACAACAGAAAGAAAGGAACTGAGTATGAAATGTTCCCGGTTGTGTCCCCTACAGTTGGTGAGACTGGCTGCGAGAAGCAGATTGTAGCTCAGTACGAGTGGTTTAACCGCTTCGAGCGTATCATCGTCTGCATGGACAACGATGAAGCAGGACGTAAGGCCACAGAGGCTGTCTGTAAGGCTTTGCCTAAAGGTAAAGCGTACATCATGGAAATGTCTCTCAAGGACCCAAACAGCTACATCTGGGATAAAGAGAAGGGCGTCAACGTTAACAAAGAGTTTACCTTCGTGCAGGAGTTTTACAAGGCCACGCCATGGACTCCATCTGGTATCGTAGGCTCTGGTAGCCTGATGAAGCTGATGCGAGCTGCTGCGGTTGTTCCTAAGATTCCCCTGCCACGTTACATGCACAAGGTAGAGGGCATGATGGGTGGTGGTATTCCACTCAAAGTGATTGTAAACTTGGGTTCTGCCTCGGGTACTGGTAAGTCCACTCACGTAGATGAATGCGTCTACCACTGGATTTTCAACAGCCCGCATAAGCCGGGAGTGCTGTCGCTTGAGAGTGACTGTGCCCAGTACGGAAACAAGATGCTGTCTCGACACATGGGCCGCAAGATCGACCTGATGACAGATGCCGAGAAGATTGCATTCTTCGAGTCCAAAGAGGCTGAGGACGCTGCACAAGAGTTGTTCTTCAAAGAGGATGGCAGTCACCGCTGGCATTTGATCGAAGAGCGTGATGGCTCTGTGGAGGATATTAAGCAGAAGATCATGAACCTGATCATTGCATGTGAGTGCAAGGTCATCATCATCGACCCACTGCAAGATATCATGGACGGTATGAGCAACGAAGAGCAGGCTGTCTTCATGAAGTGGCTAAAAGGCATGGTTAAGAGCCATGACGTAAGCTTCATCCTGATCAACCACGTGCGTAAAAGCTCGGGTGGCGCCAAGGCAAACTCTGCTGGTGCTGATCTGTTTGAAGAGGACTTCCAAGGTAGCTCTGCAATCTTCAAGTCCGCAGCCTGCAACCTGTTGTTCACACGTAACAAAGAAGCTGAGAACGAAGTAGAGCGGAACATTACCAAGATGAAGATGACCAAGTGTCGTTGGACTGGTAACACTAGCCCAGATGCTGGACGCTACTACTACGACAACAAGACTCACACGGTTCACGACTTGGATGACTTCCTTGATCGTAACCCGGATATCGCTCGGGCTTATCAGCAAGCCCTTGAAAACCGAGAAGAGTCTGATTACTAGCTGATTGACAAGGGGGTGGTGCTTATGTATCATCCCCTTCGTCGTTTTTAAGGAGAGCAGAATGAAACAAATTACAAACTGGAGACAAGCGTCGGTCTGTGACCTTGAAGCTGACGGCCTTCTTGATACAGTGACGAAGATGCACGTCATGAGCTACCAGATTTGCGAGATGGACGGCAAGCTTGGCAAGGTCTTCACCATTCGCCGTGACAGCAAGAATTACAAAGAGCGTGTCGCCAAGTTCTTCCAGCACCACATTGACAAGGGCATTCCCGTTGTCATGCACAACGGTATCGGCTATGACGTTCGCATGGTCGAACAAGTGCTGGGTATTGACTTGTCTGGCCTGATGGTCATTGACACACTCGCAATCAGCTGGTATCTGTCGCCTGATCGTCACCAGCATGGCCTTGACAGCTTCTTCGCAGACTACGGTATTGCCAAGCCTGCCATCGAGCATTGGGAACAGCAAGAGGACGAAACCCTCGAAGAGTTTCTTGACAAGATGCAGCATCGCTGCTCTGAGGACGTGAAGATCAACACGGCTCTGTGGAAAGACCACATGGCACGTCTTGACGACATGTACACAACAGCACAAAACCTGATCGACAATGGTCAGGAAATCACTGACAAGAAAGGTAACTACGAGAAGACCATCCACGTAGGTGGCACACGAATTTCCAAGGACGAGTGGATTCCAATTGACGACATGAAAGGTCGTTCGGTGGACTCTGCCATCGACTCCATCCTGACGTTCCTGATGTTCAAGATGGACTGTGCCTGCCTACAAGAGAAGACCCGCTGGGAGCTTGATATTGAGCACGTACGAACGTCTCTTGAGAAGCTTGAGGAGATTGTACTGGCTGCACGCACTGGCCTGTCTGAGGTCATGCCTGTCGTCCCTAAGTATGTCAAGAAGACTGAGCCTAAGATTGACCCATTCAAGAAGAATGGTGAGAGGGCATCGCATTGGGTTAAGTGGGACGAAACCATGCGTAAGCTTGCCGAAGGTGAGGTTGACCCTGAGTCGGGCAAGCCTTTGGTCTACATTGACCCAGACGACAAGCCTGTTGAAGGTAAGCAGGTTTATCGGGTGTGGAGCAAGAATGAGGAGCCAAACCCCGGCAGCCCTGTTCAAGTAAAGGACTTCCTGTTCAGCAAGGGTTGGGTCCCGCAGTCGTTCAAGTACGAGAAGGATGAAGCAGCCTTCAATGAGTGGATCTCCAACAAGCCGCAAGGCAAGGCGAATCACCAGCAATGGGAGCGCTGGAAGAACAGTAGACCAGAGGAACGTGCAATCCCTCAAATCTCTGTTGGTGGTGATGATGGCAAGGAGCTATGCCACTCTCTTATCGAATTGGCTGAGGAAGTGCCAGCGATTAAGGTGTATGCTGAGTACAAGGTAGCTGAGAACCGTCGAAACACACTGCTGGGTTTCTTCCGTGATATGGAAGACGGCAAGTGGTTGAAGGCTCGCATTGGTGGATTCACGAACACCCTTCGAGTCAAACACCGCGAACTGGTAAACCTTCCGGGTGTTGACAAGGCTTACGGCTACGATATTCGTGGTGGGCTGATTGCAGGTATTAAGAAGATTCTTGCTGGCTCTGACATGTCGTCTCTTGAGGACCGCGTGAAGCACCACTTCATGCTGCCACACGACCCTGACTATGTAGCTACAATGCAGCACGAAGACTTTGACCCTCACGTGCTTATGGCAAAGATTGCCAAGATGATCACTGAGGAGGAGTACGACAACTTTGGTGTGCTCAAGGGCAAGAAGAAAGATGGTACAGCCAATCCTCACGAGCTGAGCACGCTGGCTAAGATCGTTGCAGCACGTAAGAAGGGCAAGACAACCAACTATGCGTCTGTGTACAATGCTGGTGCGGCTAAGATCGCTCAGGCGGCAGGCGTGGAGCTGGAAGAGGGTCAAATCCTACACAAGGCTTACTGGGAGCTGAACTGGTCTGTAAAGGCCATTGCAGACGAACAGGTGGTGTTCAAGGATAGCCGTGGTGACAAGTGGCTGATCAACCCTATCAACGGGTTCTGCTACTCTCTGCGTAAGGAGTCTGACCGATTCTCGACCTTGGCACAGGGCACTGGATCGTTCTTCTTCGATATGTGGGTTGACAACATCCTGACTGAGATGGTGCGTGTCTTTGGTCGTAAGACTCTGACTGGCAGCTTCCACGACGAATGTATTATCTGCATGGGCGACAGCCCAGCTAACCGTGAGAAGATCGCTAAGATCATCAAGGATGCTGTGCAGAAGGTGAACAAGGACTATGGCCTTCGTCGTATGCTGGACTGTGAGACACAATTCGGGCAAAGATACTCGGATATTCACTAAAATAGTTGTTGACAGGGGGAAAGGAAGCCCTCATAATTCGCTCAACAAACACACTGGAGGAAACAAAAATGACTGACCGCACTGAACCAAAGCTGAACACTGGCCTGAATTTCCTAGGTCTGGGCACCAAGAAAGAGAAGAGTCCAGAAGAGCTGATGACCGATGCTCTGAGTGTTGTGCTCGAAGCTCAGTCCAAACTGAACGAAGCTCAAGAAGCAATTCAGACTCAGGTGAAAGACCACGAAGCTGTTATTGCTGATCGTCAGGCTAAGGTCGAAGCGGCCAGCCAGCATCTGACCCGTCTGGAACGTATCAAGCTGCGTTTCGAAGACCTCTTGGCATAAGGAGAAGTATATGAAACTTGAAAAAGGTTCGGAAGTCCAAATCATCACTGACTTGGAAGAAGGTGCACACTTTCTCACTAAGGGATCGGTAGCTGTGTTCACAGGTAAAATCGTGAATGGCCTTTACGAGTTTAAAGGTTCCACGGAGGGTGGCGAGTGTGAGCAATACCTTGAGGAGTCTGATTTTGAACTCCTATAAGGTAGTCAGCAAGGAACGCTACCACATGTACGCACTGGGTGAGATTGTAAAACGCTCGTCCAATGCCTACAACTTCATCATGGACGGCTACGAGTACGTCAATGATCGTGGAATCAAGCAGTATCTGTCTGATAAAGAAGTTGAATTGGTTGCTTGACAAGAATAGGCACAGTCTGTATGATGTGCCTTCAATTATTTGAAGGAGGTTCTATGATTAAGATTTCTGATTTGTCCGTTGGTTCTAAGGTTCGCTGCATTAGTGACAAGGGCTGGGATGGAGTTTTCACCGAGGGTGAACAGTACACTGTAACTAAAATCTGGGATGGCACCTTCTCTGGCGTCCATCTCGATGGTGAGCCTGCTGCAAGTATCTTCCTCGATGACTTCGAGCTTGTAGAAGTAGTAGCTCAGAAAGTGGCAACTGAAAAAGCAGTTGACACAAAGCTGCCGGTTAAGGTAGTATATGCCGTACTGAACAAGTACAACGAAATTCTCGCTACCACTGCTGATCGTGAGTACGCTCGTGAGCTGAAAACTGCACTGGGTGGCAAGCGCAATGGCGTTGTGATTTACCAGTTCAAAGCCAACAAAGAAATTCGATAAGGAGAAGACATGTCTAAAGTATTCTATGAACAAGCCCACCCACAGGGCGTGACCCAATCTGCTGGTCACAAGGCGTTCAAGGTTGCCGCACCAAAGAGCCGTAAGCGCGGTCGTGGCAATATCAAGATTTCGGCATGATGGTCTAAGAGACAGGTCAGCCGATTAACGGGGGATCAAGTGGTCCCCTCATTGCCCAATAATGGGTTTTAAGCATAGGAGATACAAATGTCTAACTTTACTTTCGTAACCACTAACACCAACCAAAACTCGGGCGGCGAGCGCAAGCAAGTTGACTGGGAAGCTCTGAATAAGCACGTGATCGAAGTCGCCAAGACTCAGACCAAGGCTCGTTCTCTGCCGGGTGTTATTGCTGGTATCGTTGACCTCGGGGAGCACGACCTTGAAGACGCTGAACAAGTCTTCACTGGTGACGCTGCTGCTGAGGCTGCTGCAATCGCTGAAAAGCCTGCTACCTACTTCAAAGATGGTTTTGACGAGAAGGGTAACGCTGTCCGTTTGAAGTGCTGGCCACAAAAGCCTGTACAGCAAATGGCTGCTTTGATCGACTTCCCACAGATCATCGTTGACAAGGGTCAGTTCTTCGGCAACAGCAACCCGCAGCCTCTGCGTGTACTGCTGAACCGTGAGTTCACTCTTCCGGGTGAGAAGTTGAAGATCGTAGCATCGCCATACAACATCCGCGAGACGAAGCACCCGCTGGGTGGCAACAAGTCCACTTGGGCTTTCGCCAAGAACAACGGTCTGCACAAGCTGGCTGACGCTGTAGGCATCCTCGATGCAAACGGCCTGTTCACCAAGGATCGTATCGGTGAGTTGGTTGGCAAGGTTGCTCAGTTCCAAGTTCAGGTGTTCATGAAGCCGGGTAAAAACGGTGGAGAGTTCTACCAAGAGAACGTGAAGCTGGTAGGTATGGTTCCAGAAGGTGTGCCAATCCCAGAGGCTCCAGAAGGTACTCTGCACTTGGTTAACCTGTTCGCTCCAAACGACCCAGAAGCTATCAAGCAACTGCGTGTCGCTGTGAAGAACCACATCAAGAAAGCCAACAACTACGATGGCTCTGTCTTGAAAGGTGAGCTGGAAGCTCTGGAAGGGAACCGTGGCAACTCCGATTCGGAAGAGCCTAAAGAAGAAGATAAGCCAAAGGCTCAGGGTATTGCTCCAAGCACCCCGGCGCCAGAAAGCGATGACTTCGACGATGACGTTCCGTTCTAAGTAGTGTGAAGAAGGGGTTGACAAGTTCAGCCCCTTTCATTATCATACACCCACACATAGACAAAGGAGCAACACAATGACCGATATCCTGAGCAAGTTTGATTCCCTCATGAGACACCTGAACTCGGAAGAGAATAGCATGGCCGAAGAGTTTCGAGAGCTTCTAGCAGGTAAGAAGAACCTGTATATCATCGTGTCTGATGGTGGTGACGGTAGCTACTACCCTAGATTCACAATGAATGACGACCTGATGCGTAAGCTTCAAGAGGCTTACGACAATGATTTGATGGACTACGAGAACGGAATCGGATGTGATGGTGATGGTTTCCACTACGAAACGATTCAGGTTCCAGCTTTCGTAACAACAGCAATGCTTGGATTGGGCCATTATGACCTTCTCAGCGACAACTATGCCGATAAGTTCATCATTGATGAAGATGAAGAAGGAGACGACGAATGACCGAGAAAGAATTGTTTGAACGTTTTATCAACCTTGAACTGGACGCTCTGGCGCTCAAGGAAGATGTAAAGGCTGTAAAAGACGAAGCTAAAGAGGCTGGTATCGACAAGAAGGCTTTGTCCCTTGTTGTACAATCGGCCAAGTTGCATGTTGCAAACGCCTTCGAAGAGAAGACGGCAGCTGCACGTGAGCTTGAAGAGAAGTACAAAGAGTTGACTGGCTACGATAAAGAAGAGCCGGAATACTAAGAACATGATGTAAACGGAAAGGGGCTTTTTGGCCCCTTTCTGCTATCTGGAGGAAAACATATGGCAGGAGACATTCTAGTATTTGACGCAGACAGCATTGCATACAAAGCGGCAGCGGCAAATGAAGACAAGTCGATTACGACTGAACACATCGAGAAGGGCATCATTGAGCACTGGAGCAATCGCACAGAGTTCAGAGCCTACATCAAAGACACTCCCCACACTGAGGACATGTACACCATCACTGACGTGCAAGAGGCACGAGATATCAGCTACGGTAAGACCACCATTCGAGAGATGATGAAGGGCTACAAGGCTCGCCTTGGCATCGACAAGGGTGAAATCTACATCGGTGGTGAGAACAACTTCCGCGACAGGCTCGAACTTCCAATGACCTATGTAGCCACTGTTGGCAAGTGGGCAGGAAAGAGTAAGCTGGGCGGGAAGTACAAAGAGAACCGTGATGACACACTAAGACCTCTGCAACTTAAAGCCTTGAGAGCTTACATGATTTCAGAGCTTGGAGCTATCGTGATCAATGGTATGGAAGTTGACGACAAGTCCTCTATCCGTGCTTACACAGGTTTCAAAGAGAAGTCCAAGATCATCCAAGTGACGGAAGATAAAGACGCCCTGCAATGCAGCGGTTGGCTATTCAACCCTCAGAAGATGATCAAGCCAGTGCTGATTAAAGGCTTTGGGGAGCTTCACAAGGAGGGTAAGGGCATCAAGGGTACTGGCAGGCTATGGTTGTACTATCAAGCCCTGTACGGCGACTCTGTGGACAACTACCATGGGTGTGACCTTTGGAAGATTGCACAGGACAAGGAAGGTAAGAGTGTGACGTTTGGTGAAGTCGCCGCTTATAACATCCTCAAGGACATGACTGATGACAAGAGTGCTCTTCAAGCAGTCTACAATCAATATAAATCTTGGTATCCTGAGCCGGTAATTTACATGGACCACCACGGTGTGATGGTTGAGAAAACCGCCATGGAAATTATGCAGATGTATTTTGATTGTGCATTCATGAAGCGCTGGGAAGATGACAGGATTGACGTTCAAGTGATGCTTGACAAGTTGGGGGTGGAGTGATGGCACTATTTAAAGTTGCACCAAGAGACTATGTGGTGTTCGATGTAGAAAAGATCAAAGAGCTTACTGCACTCACACCTTACCAGATTTTGGAACTACTGTGTGCAAGCTTTCAAGCGACCCCAGAGGGCGCTATCTTGATGCAATTGGACTCAAACACATACAAGGAGAAATATCCTGAGATTGCCCACTTGCTCAAAGTTAAGACAGTATGACTGAGTTTAAGCCTTGGATTGAGTACCCTGAAATTTGGAAGACAGAGGCTGCATACCTGAGCTGGATTCGTGGGGGAATCCGGCGATACCTTTGGTCGAAGAACCCAGTTAAGCTTGAGTTCGTGAAGTCTGCTCGCAAGATGATCACCAACCCCAATGTGAAGCTCCGCAAGGGGCGTCCGAAGGTCTGGGGTGGTGTCTGTGAGCTTTGTGGTTGCGAGCACCCCTTGAAGAACATGGAAGTAGACCACAAGACCGGGGAACACTCGCTCAAGAAGGTCAGTGACATTCAGAAGTTTGTCGAGGGGATCGTGTTCGTCAGGAAGGAAGACCTTGCTTTCCTCTGCAAACCATGCCACAAGATCAAGACCAATGCCGAACGTAAGGGCCTGAGCCATGAAGATAGTGCAATTGACAAAGCAGCAATTATCATTTGCAAACAGTCCGCACCTATGGTAAAGTCATGGATCATCGAAAGAGGTGAGGTTCCCGCTCGTACAGTGAAAGAGCGCAGGGATCAGGTAACCAGACTATTGAAGGAGGGTAAATGAAGATTGAGTCTATTGCCTGCAAGGGTTGTGGTTACGAGACAATTTGCATCTGCTACCTATGGAGTGTGAAACTATGAAAAAGATGTATATCGCTGTATTGGACGAGGCACCTGATTACATGGTGCCAACTCTAGTAGCCCACACTATGATCAGTGCCCATGATCAGGCTGCTTACAATGACACTTTTAAACGGAACTGCCCCGAAGAGTACGAAGCCTATCAAGATTGGTTTAAGAACTCTTTTAGGAAGGTGGTACTTAAAGTCAGTAGAAAAGAGTTTGATAAAATCTATACAACTCTTACCTGTTGGGAAGGTCATGAGAACACTGTTTGTGAGGGTAAGAGAAGTTGCCTAGTTGTCTTGCCTGTCGAGAGTGATAACGTTCCCAACGTGTTGAAGTTTGCCAAAATGTGGAAGCCATCTGTTCCAGTTAAACCTGAGAAGCCGGAAGTCCTGAAAGTGGTAAACGAAAAAGTAATTAACAGATAAGGAGAGTAACTTGATTAAGAAAAGACGCCACCTGATTATCGCCGACACTCAGGTAAAACCCGGTGAAGACCTGTCCTACCTGACGCACATCGGCAAGTATATCGCTGAAAAGAAGCCTGACGTGATTGTCCACATTGGCGACCACTGGGACTTCCCAAGTCTGTCCAGCTACGACAAAGGTAAGAAGGTCATGGAAGGCCGCAGAGTCATTGATGACGTACAGGCAGGCCATGATGGCATGGACGCACTGATGGGTCCTATCTGGGCAACACAGGAGCAGCAACGTGTTAACAAGAAGAAAGTTTACAACCCTGAGATGCACTTTGTTCCGGGTAACCACGAAGATCGCTTTGATCGCTACGCCAACGACAATCCAGAGCTTTATGGCATGGTTGGTGTGGACAGCCTCAACATTGAGCAATATGGTTGGACGGTCGCCAAATATTTGAAGCCTGTCTGTATCGACGGCATCTACTACGTTCACTATCTGGTCAACCCAATGAATGGTCGCCCTCGTGCTGGTAACGCTGCCGCTCAGCTGAAAGCTGTTGGGTCCTCTTTCGTAGTTGGGCACAAGCAAGTGCTTGACATTGCGATTGGTGATAACCAGCTTGACGGCAAGTTCCGCATTGGTATTGTGAATGGTGCGTGCTACCCTCATGATGAAGCTTACAAGGGTTTCCAAGGCAACCAACACTTCCGTGGCTTGATGGTGTTGAACGAAGTTAATGATGGGTTCGGCCTGCCGATGCCTATTTCGCTAGACTATTTGAAGGAGCGCTATCAATGACAGAACGTGACTTTTGCTTGTGGCTTAATGGCTTTGTGGAGTTGACAGATATTGAGCAACCCTCTGTTGCTCAGTGGAAAATGATTAAAGAGCATCTTGGGTTGGTCTTCAACAAGGTCACCCAGAAGCTAGATATCACTGTAAACCCTGCAAACCCGGACACTCCCATAAAGCTGCCGGTGCAGCCTTATGATTTTCCCAAGATTAGTGACCGAGCAGGTCCATTCCCATCTAGCCCATCTTGGATGACAAAGCGAGATGGAACACCTTGGCCTCCGGGCACAATTATCTGTTGACACCGACCGGGGGCTATCGTAAGATGGCCCCTTATTCGTTAAGGAGGTTTCAAATGCCACGCACCACTATTTATGATGAAATCCTGACCATCGAGGAACTGGAGGATTTCGAAAAGAAGCTTGAGAAGGCTTGGGACGAGCATATGCCCCTGCTTGCTGACCGCTACGGCCTTGAAGTTTTGCAAGAATCCAAGTATCGTATCACTCTGGAGGTGATCGTTGATGCAGACTAAGAAGCAGTCAATCAAAGAGACGATGACCAACACAGGCGTTGGCATGGTAGGTAGCTGGCTCATTACTATGGGCTGTCTGACTGCTTTCAGCAATCCAGCAGTAGCCGCAACTGTCGCCACTGTCGGCTGTACAGTGTGGAGTATTGCACGTGGATACACCATTCGTCGTTACTACAACAAACAACACAGCAAGGAGAATCAGAATGACTGAGAAAGTTACACTGGCAGAGCTTGGAATTACAAACGAAGAGATTGAAACCTTCATCACAAGTTTGATGGAAAACAATCTGGTTGAAAGTGAGACTGACGAAGAGTTCACTCGTCAACTTATGATCCTGTATATCAAAACCATTACATCGGCCAAGACCTTTGCTGATGCACTTGGTATCGAGAATGTCAATGTGATTCTGGAGGGTGAAGAATGAGTGTGAGAGTCTTGACAATTGATGAAATGCTTGCTCAGCCTGATGACCAAGCTGCCGTGCTTGTCAGAGAGTCGCAATCTGGCTGGCGATCTGGTATTACTGTTTTTCGTAGTAAGAACTTGCTTGACGACCAAGTCTCGGCAGCTTACTTGGTAAATGGATACCTAAGCTTCTTTACTGAGGGTGAAATCGGCGTAGTTGAGCCACAGCCAACCAAGGAACAGTTGGACCGGCCAGCAGAAGAGCTTGGTGTGTATCGTCCTGACTTGAACACTCGTAAAGTGGGCAAGGTGCGTGTAGAGCTGGTTGATGATGGCTTCCCTCTGGCTCTCCGTGAGGTTGCCAAGGTGATGACTTGGGCACAGACAGCCAAGGGTTACAAGGATCACGACTGGCAGAACCTGCCAAATGCTGAACAGGCTCTGTCTGCGGCAACCAGTCGCCATCGTTCGGACTACATCATGCAGCGGATGATTGGCGACTTGCCTGCCAGCGAGTGTGTGGACCCTGAATCT